GCTAATTGTCTGTATAAATTTTCTGCCATCTGCCATGTTGCTTCGGCAGATGACAGTCTTGTATTTATTTCTGCAATATTTTTTTGAGCTTGTTTAAGATCTCGTTCGAGATTTATAATTTGTTGTTCTGATGAATTTATACTGTCAGTTAGATTGACTACATATCGGACACCTGTGAACGTCCCCACAACAAGTGAGGCTACCACCGGCACCATTACTATGTTCTTTTTTAATAAGTCTACTAAATTCATAGGGCATAAATTAAAATATTATTGCGCCTATAATTATACCTACAGCGGCACCTATTATATATTCTCTATACAATAACCAAATCGCTTCAGCTTTTTCTTTAATTTTATCAATCATGTTTCCTCCCATATAGTCTTCATATGTTTTTATTACAATATTGTTACATATGTAACAACTGCATTGATCGCATTTACGACCACAATGACAATCGTGTTTGCATTCAAAGCAAAACGTTTTCATTTTTTCTCTTCTTCGTCTAGATTTTTCAGCTTATAGTCATAACTCCCTGCTTCGTGTTCGTCTGTAATCCATTTAGCTGAATTTTCTACGGAGTATATCTTACTTGTTACAAGTCTATTAATCAAGTTTTTGTTTGGGTCTACACCCATCGATGCATCAAACATTTTAAGCCTATTATTGGGCTGTATTGCAAAGTTTCCATCCTCTAATTCAAGAACGTGACCACATTTATGTTGGTCTGGTTTCTCTGCGTAACCAAAATTTAATTCATTAAAATCACCTGCGCACCAATCAATTGTAAAAAGATATTTACCCTTACGTTTTACTTTACGCCTTGATGTGTATTGCATTGTTGCTCCTGCAAGTTCATAAAAAGTTGTAACACTTACGTTGTAACTAAAACTATCCCACATAACTACTTCATCTAAAGGCAGTTCTTTTACTCCAGGTTTTGTACAAAACGCTGTGATAGGTGCTCTCCACCATAGACCACCATCTTCCATTAAGAAATGAAACAAAGGCACTCTGTTTGGTATAGAACTAAAACCAAATACCCCTACTTCAAAATATTTATCATGTGAATCTTTTTGATCTCTTAAATAATTACCTCTAACGTAACATTCTATTACCGGTATGTTTGCATTTAAATAAGCCATTAGTCGTTTATCTCCCCCCAATTATTACCATGTTCATAATCAACTTTGTTTGGTACTTCTAATTTAACAGCGTGTTCCATTATCTCAATTACTTTTTTAGCTTGTGCGTCACTTTCAATAGATAGGTCTAGTTCATCATGTATCTGTATGTGAGGTATAATACCTTCTTTATATAGCTCTAACATAGATTTTTTAGTCATGTCTGCTGCACTACCTTGAATTAATTTGTTTAATGCTTTGTATGTGTAAGCTCTCTTGATCCCCGGTCCATGTTCCGCCAACGCATCTTCATGTGTCATAGCTTTATGCATACCGAAACTGTTTGGTTCCCACAAATGAAACCTGCATAGTCTGCCAAGTAAAGTTCTAATCTGTCCACGATCTTGTGCTCTGTTAGATGCTTTATCCATAAGTTGTTTAACGAAAGGTACCTTTGCATGATACGTATTAAATAGTTCTGCAGCCTTGTCTTTACTAACACCCAACTCTGCTTGTAGTTTAGCTTTACCCATACCATAAAACAATCCTAAGTTAATTGTTTTAGCCTGTGATCTATCTATTTCTGCCATATCTGCTACAGTCTGGTGAAAGTCTGCGTTAGGATCATTTTGATAAGAGTCAACTACATCATACACTGATGGTAGTTTATATAATGCTGCGTAGTGTACAACAAGACGAGGTTCTTGTTGTGAGTAATCAAACACTCCCCACTTACAACCTTCTTCAGGTATAAATAAACTTCTTATCTTAGGACCAAGATCTTTGTTACGTGCAGGAATTTGTTGTAGATTAGGGTTCTGATAAGAGAATCTACCTGTAACTGTACCACCACCTGCATTACGCAATTGGTTTATCTCTGCATGTATTCTACCTTTGTGTTCGTAACGTAAAATAGAATCTATAAAAGTTGTATGTGCTTTGTTAATCTCTCTTGCTTTTGCAATCATATTAACAACAGGATGTTTATGTTCTTGTAAAAAGTTTTTTGTAAAAGAGGGTGCTTGTGTTTTTTCAGTTCGTTCAAACTCTATCTTTAAATTTTCAAATACTTCTGCTATACTGCTTGCTGCCCAAATTTGTGGACGAACATTTGTTTCCATTTCAATTGCATTCAACAGCGAATTTTCCTCATTTATCAACGTTTTTTTAAGGTTGTGTGCTTTTTCTACATCAACTCTCACACCCTTAAATCTCATGTCAACTAGACATGGAAATAAATCTGTTTCAAGTTCCATGATAGATTGTAAGTCTTGTGCAATAATTTCTTTTTTCATCTCTTGCCATAAACCAAACGTTGCTTCTGCATCTCTCTCTGCATATGTTCCAACATTTAGTGATGGTAATTTATACATTTCTGATTTAGGATCGATACCCCACTCCGCTGCTGCTTCTGCAAGAGCTGCTTCGTTTTTACCAAAACCTAAATACTTCCAAGACAAACTATTAAGATCATATCTAAATCTATTTTCATCAGTCACGGCTGCTGCAATCATTGTATCAACAATCATACCATTAATGGTTAGACCCATAGCTCTGATCCAACAAACATCATACATTGCATTGTGAAATATTTTTGTAGAATCTGTTTTAAGAATATCTTTAAACCATTCTAAAACTTTCTTACGATCCATGTTACCACCACCTTCATGTGCTATTGGAAAGTAACCTTTGTAATGTGCAGTCGCTACAGCAATTCCTATAACTTCTCCATTACCTATAATAGAACCAGATCCTTTTTTAATTAAGTCAGGATCTTTTGTCTCCAAGTCAATTGCAATCTCATCAACCTGTCTAAGGTCAGGAAATTCTGTAGGTATAACCCATTCTGTTTGCGCACTAAAGGTAGGTATCTTCATATTGTTTCCTTTTGATATACGTGGTTAGCTTCTATTTTTTTATTTAATTTTTCTTTATTACTAAACGCATACAGCGCAGCATTGTGATCAGCGGGAAATATTTCCCAAGAAACTATTCTTGGATAAATTTCTAAATAAAATTTATTTTTATTAATCTTAATTGTTTTTTTAATTATATCTTTTTTCATAATGCTAAGTAACAAAAAATTAATAGACATGTGAATAGTCCCATGTAAAAAGGTATATGATTATTTGGCTCCATAGTCCCTTTCTTTAATCATTTCTAAATAATGTATTGCTTTATCGATGTCTTCTATTCCCCCTTTCCGAGAATGTCTGCATATATACTTTATAGCATTGCCTTCTGCAAAAAGCAATTTGTTCTTGTTTATAAACTCTGCGGGTTGAATCTCCATATACATGTAGTGTGTTCCCGAAACTTGTTTATGTAATGCTTTCGATGTCATAACCTCGATCCTCCTGTTTAGCTGTCATTATAAATAAATTTTGTTTTGTACGTGTAACACCTACATACCAAACTCTGTTTTCTTCATCACGTTTGTCTTCGCTTCTGTCCATAGCTTCTCTTATTTTTTTTGTGTTGTCTAAAATAATTAAAACATTTGTAGCTTCACCACCTTTAGCCGCGTGTATAGTAGAAAGTTTTACTTTAGCAGGTTCACTTAATTTCTGTTCGTTACGTAACATTTCTCTTATGTATAAATTTTCTTCTGGATCAGATTTAAAAACTTCATACCATTGATCAGTAATACTGTATCCAAACTCTTCAAGTCCATACATTCTTTCTTCTTTTAATTCTTTATCTAGTTCTAAAAACTCAAACAGATCTTTACACTCTGACATAGAGAGCTTGTCTCCATTAGTCCATCTCGTATAATTTTTTACTGCTGTATACAATCTTGTTTTATAACTCTTTCTACCTTTTATTTCAAAGTAAATAGCCATGTCTTTTAATACAGGTTTTAATTTAATTAATACGTTATTAGTTCTACCTAATATTAACCAGTCATCACTATAAAGTGGTGCATCTTCTATAGATGTTATATGATTTATGGTCCCTGTTTCCGGACGCGGTGCCCATGTTTTTTTAATTCTTCTGTCATCAGGTATTAGACTTAATATCTTATCAGCAATTTTTTGTACTTCTTGAGGTACCCTGTAAGATTGTGGCAAGACTATGTCTTTTGCAGGCTCCTCTTGAAACCTTTGCACATCTGCACCAGCCCAACCATAAATAGCTTGATCATCATCACCGGCTAAGATAACATGTTTAGAGTTTTTCTTAAGTATATCGTACATTTTCCACTGTATTGGCGATAAATCTTGCGCTTCATCGACAAATATTACATCATATTTCGGACACAATTCTGCCACATTAAATTTTTCAATCATGTCAGTGAAGTCTACCAGCTTATAAGCTTCTTTATAATTATCTACTTCGTCTTTTAATATCTGCAACATGTGTTTATCTATGTCTTCTGAATACATGTCTGTATTATATTCTTCTTCAATAGTTATATTTTTAATTCTTGCTGCATTAATTATGTTAAAATATTCACTATCAGAATCTACAAACCCAGTTTTTTCTTGACCGTTAGAGTACACTGTAACTTCTATTCCAAGCTGTCTACCAATGTCTTCGTAGTGTTCGTCTTGCATAACTTCAGATTTTTTTAGTCCAAGTCTTGTAAATGCTAGTGAGTGTAATGTTCTAAAATGTTTTAAATTTTTCTTTTGTAGATTTGGATATGCATCTAACATTCTATCCACTGCTTCATCAGCAGCTTTCTTTGTAAATGCAAAGTAACCAATCTTATCAATAGGTGTACCAAGTTTAACAAATGTTTTTACATACTTAATAAGTCTAGTTGTTTTACCTGTACCTGGAGGACCTAATATTTTTCTAACAGACATTACATTATCTCCGTGTTATGTTTTAATTTATTGTGATTGATTGTTACATCCTCAAACTCTTTTATATTTATTGATACTACATTTTTAGTTGGTGTATTGTACTTACCTTTAATATTACTAGGGTATCTTTTTTGTTCTAAAAATTCTATGTCACAATGTTTGTAATTAGTTTTCATCATCACACCTGTTTTGTCCTCACCATGTTTCCAATTTTTAGATTTTAACTTGTCATAAAATTTATCAAATTTAAAGTATGCATAACCATCTTCTATTAATACTGTACCAGATTTAAACGATGCATCGTTCATAGCTTTAGGTCCATTTATTTTTGCATGTAATACATCATGTAGTTTTTCTCTTGGTGAAGTACCAACTGGTGGATTAATTATTTTTTGTGTTTGAAACAATGCTTCTAATACTGTTTGATCTTCTGGTGCTTTTATAATTGGTGGTGGAAATCCTGCAGCTTTTGCTATTGAGTTTCTACGTTTACGTTGATCTGTTACGTGTTCAATGGTCCTGCAGTGTACAGTTGCTTTACCAATACCATCTGGTTTAGTTACATCAAATTCATATTCCGGATCTGGTTCTATGTCTATCTTTCTTAAATTTGTTAATACAGGATACTGTCCTTTTGATCCTGCAAGTATTCCAAATTTCTTTTTAACACAAATACCTTTTTTACAGAAGTCACTGATGGGACTTTGATTACAAGTATAACCTTTTTCCGATCTATTCCATGACCTTGTTTTTTGTTTTAATTTATTATCATCCCATGCATTAGCGTGTTCTCTTGCAAAATATTTTACTGGTGCATTCTTTACTTTTTGTTCCCAATTGTCTGCATACTTCATTTTTACAAACACATGATAATTATACATAAATCTATCTTTACCATCAAAATTTTCTTGATTAGATATTTTAGATATTAACGCAAGACAAGGTGGTCCATCTAAAAAATCTTCATCTACACCTTCCATAGACTGTCTTTCCATTTCTTCTGTAATGGTTTTTAACTCATCTTTTGTAGTTATGTTTGCATCAACAACTTGTACAAATTGTTCTAGTGTAAAAAATGTACCGTCTATATTTACAGCTTTTCTTTCTCCACCATAGTAGGGTAGGTTTATAAACTGTCCTGGTTTCAAGATCCCTGTTTCCGGATCCTTTGTTAATTGTGTTTGTTTAGGAAATATTTCACAGTCTGGTTTAAGATGAAATAAAGGTAATAAATTACTTAAGAATGATACAATGACTGTTGATTGTACAAACTCATTCATAAATAAATATAAATGTAACCCACCACTTTTAGATTCTACTGGTACAAGCGGTAGTTTATATTGTTGTATAGTTTCTAAATAAAATTTTTTGTCAAAGTCTTCATATTGTTTTGGGTCAACATCTATAACCCCAAAGATAGCACTTCCTTTCTCATTAGTTGGTTGTATGCCAACTGATATGTTTCCTTCTAAATGTTCTTGATATATTGCGTCTGTAAATTCTTCGTAGTTCCACCTGTATACAGGTTTCTTTTTTCCGTTTTCTGGATCAATGACAGCGTTAGTCCAGTCTGCAATTCCATATGCATGCCGATAGCCATTAAATATCTTTATATACTCTTGCATAATTATCCTGTCTACATGGGCCGCTTAGTCTCCCAATTGGCCCATGTTGTGCACTATTCTCTTAGAGAATTATATAATGCTGTTACTACTTTCCGCCGGTTTTTCTTCACCATGCTTCGCTTTCACTGCACCCTTAGAGATACTTTCTGAAAACGATTTAGCTTGTTGATAAAGACTCGCGTCAGTAATAGGACCAACTTTACTTACTTCCCAACCAAACCAAGTGCCTTTGTCATTAGACATTTGAGTAGTCTTTAGTTTGTAAATGTGGCTAAAAGATGCCGGTGTATATAAACCGTTTTTACCTTTTAGTTTTATGCCGGACATCATTGAATTCCACTTTCTACTTATTTTTAATTGAGTAGATTTCATAGAGATCAACGCAGTCGATGGACTGTCTCCCGTTATAATTACAAAATGCGATGCAGTCTTCTCAATATAATTACCGTTTGGTAATCTATCTTTGTAGTTTGCATCTGGTTTTGTTTTGGACATAATATCAGATGAAGAATCATAGATTGCAACTGGTGCACCTGGTCCTTCTCCTCTATCTTTCCATTCTATGTACTCGAGTTTATAAAATGCAGGAATGACATCTAAGCCTTTCACTCCATCATACAACTCTCCAGAAACAGAATTGAAAATCATTCCTGGTTCTGCACCCTCAACATACTTACCATCACGTTTATTAACTTCTGGTGAAAGTTGTCCTAGGATTTTAAGAAAAGGTAAGGCAAGATCTTCTTGACCTATTTGTCCCAAACCTTTTGCTGCATCTTCTTCAAACATATTAGCCGGAAGAGGAGCAGACTTTTTTTCTGTTACTTCATTCATGGTTATTTATTCCTTGTTATTTTTGTTCTGTTGCTTGTGAACAAGTTAAATAAGTCAGAAGGCATATCGAGTCCAGCCTCAACACGCTCTCTGACTAGTGCTTTAAGTGTCATTGGTTCAACCTTTAATTTCTGGACAGGTTCATACCCTTGACCTTGTGCAAGGACAGCATATTGCTGTGCCTTGTTATCTTCGGAACGTCCAAAAGCAACGGTCACCTCATTTTTAATAAGGTCACCTAGTCCGTTCTCACGAAGCCATTTATACGCTTCTTCCTTTTTATCTGCAGGTATAGAAGCACCATAGACAGGTTTAACTTCAACTGAAGTCCCGTCTGATAATTTTAATGTAGAGATATTCATTTCTTGCATCATCGTAGGTATTACCTCTGATGACACTAGTTCTACTTTTCTTTTCATCTCTTTATATTCTTGTTCTTTAACTAAAAGTTCTTCTTCTAGTTCTTGTAGCTTTACTACTTGATCAGATAATTTTTTGGCATCATTAGCGCCATCCAACTCTTCTCTTTTTTCTTGTTCAAAGTCAATCGACATTGATTTCTCCTTTCTCGTGTAA